AACCCGTGAGGTGATACTATGCGTTCAATTATTGCTACATCCATAGCAGCTCTATTTCTAGCAGGATGCGCTGCTAACACAGATTACAAAATGTATGCTGAAACTCAAGCAAAGATAGCACAGGCCAATGCTGTAGCACAAACTGCCAAATATAATGCGCTAGCGGAGATAGCTAAATCCGGTGACAATGCTGCTAAGGTTGCAGCGGTAATGAGCATTCATATGGTCAATAGTGCCAGTGGTGGCCAATCATCTCCGCAGCAAAATGTAGCAGCGCCCGAGGATTTAAATTCAAAATTACTACGTTGGGCCGGTGTACTGTTACCTACTGTTACACAAGGTCTTGGCATAGCAGCACAACTTCATGCTGCCAATGTACAAAAACAAATAGCAGTAACTCAAAGTAATAATGCTGCCGCTACAGCTCAAAGTACTAATAATACTTTTGCTGCCATGAGTACCAACATGGCAACTTCTAACACCAACATAGCCAAGGCTGGATTTGATGCAGTGGTGTCGGGTACCAATGCTATTGTGTCGGTGGCCAATGCTGGTATAAACAGTGTATCAACTACTGCGGCCGCAGGACTAACTGCTACACAAAATACTGCTACCAGTGGTCTAACTGCTACCACCACCACAGCCACTGCCGGATTAACCACTGCTGGCACGTTAGGCGCAGCCGGCATTGCCGGAGTCAACACTGCTGCTGCCACCGGAGTAACAGGTTTAAACACTGCTGTAGTTAACGCTAATTTAGTAACTTCTAATGTTGCTGCTGGTTACACTTCGGCGTTAGAAACTGCTATAGGCAAATTAACAGGTACTACAACTACCACCACAACCACATCAACAACCACAACTACAAATAATGTTGCTTGCCCAGCTGGTCAGACATTCACAGCAGGACGTTGTCAATAAGATTTAACCGCCAACAAAAAACCGCCTTCCGGCGGTTTTTTGTCCTTCCCATCCCTGTAAAGGATTAAATGAACGATAGGTTCGCTACAGAAATTTCACTTAGGTAGTCACCTGCATTACCTAGTGAGCTTGCTGTATTTGTTAGCTCTACATAACCATAACGTGTCATAAAGCCAACTACTGGTTCGAAAGTAGCTGGATCTAATACCACGCCAGAGCTCATTAGAGGTACATATGGGCAATAGAATGCGGCTGCATCAGCCTCACTGCTACCCTTGTAACCAACTAGAACTGGTGTTGTATCGCTAGCATAGCTGTCAACATAAACTTTCATAGCACCGTTTAGTGTACCAACAAACTTGGTGTTGGTTGGAGCTTCGAAAGTGCCTTCTGTTGTACGAGCAAATGCTGAAGTTGTTGCGCTTTGTAGCACTGTTAGAGCGGCTGGACTTACTACTGCCCAGTTAGCTGCACCACGACGTGTACGCTGAGCGATTAGGTTAGCAGCACGATTGATCATAACTGCTAGAGCGGCATGCTCATCGCCAACGAATGTTGCGGTACCACTTACACCTGCTTGATCGTAATTAAATTCAGTGGCTGCTAGAACACGCAAGCTGCCTAGGATTTCTTGGTCGATTTCAACTGTGATTTCCTGAGCTAGAGCTGCCATGATTTCGGCTTCAACATCTAAACCGTGCATGGCTTGTGCATCTTGAGCAGCTTCGAATGTCCAACGAGCACTCAATTTACGTGTTTTGGCTTCAACTGTTTGCTTTAAGATCTGAACGTTGATCTTACGACCTGTCAAACCTTCAAAAGCAGCAGTTGCATCTGCCTTACCAGTGCTTAGGCTACCAGAATAAGCAGTAGCGATTTTAAATGGGCTTAATGCCTCGTCGCCAGCACTTGTTCCTGTATCAAAAGGAGCACCTGCTGTTACGGTAGCTGAGTCAGCGTAACGAACACGTAGTGTATGGATTTGAGCTACTGGACCAGTCATTGGCTGAACACCAACGATTTCGTTAGCAATAACGGTTGGCATTACACGACGAATAACTGGGAGAATCACGCGATTAAGCGTTGCAATTTGACCTGCGTTAGTGGTTCCAGCACTTGCAGTTTCTACCAAGCTCTTACGAGTATTTTCTAGGATTACGCCCATTGCAGTACGGCGCGATCCTTGTAAGCCTTCTAACAGGGCATCTTTAGTTTCGCCCCAACGGCTTTCTAATAGTTCTTGTGTCATTATTTTCTTTCCTTTAGGTTAAACTATTATTTCAACCCTGCCAAACGCTTGAGTTCAACTACGTTGTTCTCGGGAGCAGTTTCTTGGGCTGCTGCTGGTTTAGCAGTTTTATCTCCTGTGACTTCTACACGACTTTCAGAGAGTACTGTTTTTTCCTCTTTCTTGGTGCCAGTGTTTAATACAGCAGGTAGATACTTCTCAAATGCAGTCTTCAATTTTGGAGTCTGCACACTTTCTAGAAGTTCACGCATTACCGCTTGCTTCTCTTTTACTAGATTACCAAGTAGTTCGTCCATAACGGCTTTACGATCTTGATTCTCTTTGATCACGCGGATCTCGCGTTCTTTTGATTCAACTAGCTTTTCGGCTGTGGTCTTTACAGATATAGCTTCTGCTAATTGTTGCTCTTGTTGCTTGATTACTTTCCTTAGCTTTTGTAGCTCTTTGCTTTCATTGAGATGTGTCAACGAAAACTCGCCAGCAAATGCTTCAAAAATGCGACGACCAAACATGTTCTCACGAGCCTGTTGGATGTCTTCTTTGAGTTGTACTAGTTCTGCACTTAGTTTATGACTAACTGATTCTTTTACAAGACGAGCACTTTGCTCGATAAAGCGACGTTGAATCGACTCTAGTTTAGTCTTAGCTTCAGCAACTAGACGAACTTTAGTTTCAACAACAGCTTTTTTGTCTTGTGAGAATTCACGAATTTCTTCGGCCAGCGCACGAATGATAAATTTTTCTAAACGCTGATAATTCTCTTTTTGCACTTTACGGTCTTTGTGTAGCTCTTTAACTTCTTCGGCTAGTTTAGTAACCATGAAGTCGTTAAAGCGACCAGCACTTTCAATCATGTGATTTTTTAACTTCACACGATCTTCAACCATAGCCTGCTTCTCGCCTACAAATTCTTCAATTTCTTTTGCGAGATTCTCAGTCACCATTTTGTCTAGTGCTTCAACCATTACTGTTTTATCGTGCTCATAACGGCTAGCCATTTCCTCGCGTACTTCGGCACGAATTTGCTCACGAGCTTCATTGAGCTTGACTTCCCAAGCTTCATTAATGGCTGCACGAGTATCTTCGTTTATAATACCGCTATCTAGCAATGGTTTTAAAGCGTCAAACATTGCGGTTTTCTCCTATAGTTTTAAGTCTCTAATTAGACGAACTACTTCGTCCTTTAGATACTTTTGCACTTTTTGATTTTGATTAGCTTCACCAGCCATTTCAAACATACGATGCCCGTGACGCAGGTTCATCAGTCCTTCATATATGGCTTTAGGGTAGGCATGCGGAGCACTAGGTTGAGCTACGATGTCTACTGTGACAATTTCAAATTCACTGACGTGCCCAGTGGATTCACTAACATTGCCGCTGCCGCGGCTTGATACGCCTAGTTTTACACCACTTTCTAACATGGTCTTAACTAATTGTCCCATTGGCGTAGGTAGAATCTTTAACTTGCCATGACCAGCAGGTCCGTCCATCCACATTTGTTCAATCATGTGACTTACACGGTCTAGGTTTATCTTAAGATCATCAGGATGATCAACTTCACCTAATACGCTGTACCCGCTTTTAATTTGTTCATTAATGGTCTCAACAGCCTTGGCTATCTCATTAACAGGGTAAACACGCTGGTTAGCATTTTTTACCCCGCCTTCAATGAACACACCTTTCATGTAAAGATTCTTACCCTGGCCGTCGGTACGGTCCTCACTGAGGACCTGTATCTTGGCGTGATCAAAAGTAAGATCTTCTCTAAGGTAACGCATGGTTATCTTAAATTACCTACCTAGGTTAATGCTTTTCTTTTCTACGCTCATACTGCCACTGGTAGTTTGACCTTCTTTACCCTTGGCTTTTTCGTAGCTGGTACCTTTTTTATTGTACCAATCTTGAGCACCTTTATTACCACCAGGTTGGTTAACATTGCGCTTACCTAGCTCATGTTCTGTTTGACCTTTAGAATAAGCATTGCTGGGTTTTGGTGTTGGCTTACCGTCTGCTGCTTGTTCTGCACCACCTTTTACAATATTAGCATTGCTACCGCCCATGTCGTTTTTCATGTTGTCAGTAATGCTTTTCTTGTTAATAGGGGCAGAACCACCTGTTCCAACTTCACCGCCTTCGGCTTTATTGTTAGGCATAGGTACTTTGTCTACATATTCACGAACAAAGGCTTCTTTTGGTTCTGGCTCTTCACCACCCGTTTCGTCGCCGCCCATTTCGTCACCGCCCATGTCGGCATGCTCAGGCTCGTTCATTTCGTCAGACATTAGTGCATCAAACTCTGCTTTAAGTTCGTCTAATGCTGCTTCTAGGTCCATAACACGGTCTTCGATATCGCCACCGGCTTCGCCGCCCATGTCGTCCATGTCAGCATCCATTTCGCCGCCCATGTCGCCCATTGGTGGTTCATCGCCGCCCATGTCGGCGTCCATGTCCATTTCGTCATCAGCTTCAGCCATGCCTTGTTCTTCGGCATCAACTTCGTCAACGAGACCGGCCATTGGATCAACTAGACTTTCGTCAACTTCTTCCTCTTCTTCCTCATCGATAAGATTTTCATAAATTTCGCGGCTCTTTTCGACTACGATCTGATGGAATAGCTCACGAGCTTTATCTTCTTGCTCATTGATGATAAATTCAATTAGCTGCTCATACTTGTTCATTAAAAGCTCCTGTAAAATTAAATTAACTACACGGTTATTAGGTATTTACATAATATTGTAATATTATGCTTGTAATGGCGGTTTTTTGAAGGATTTTGATTATAAACCAGGTGCTGCGCCGGCTTCTGCCGCAGGTTTATACTGTTTTGATAGTATTTCGACTTTCTTTTGCTCTTCGAATTTTCTTAAGTCATTCATCATACGAAGGCGTTTTATCTGAGCCAAGGTTAACCGGCTCTTACGCAACTCACCCATTTTCTTAACAGAATTATCGTCTTTCTCAGTACGATACGGGGTAGGAATGTCTTCAAAAATATCTGTAATAAACATAGCTATATTTATTTACTAGGACGGAATTCCTGGTGTTGCAGCACCAGCGGCACTACCTAGCGGACTGGCTGTTCCTGCTCCCAATGGTGTTCCGCCGCCCCCTGGTATAGCTCCAGGAGTTTCCAAAGGTGCTCCTTCAGGAGCAGTTGGAACTTCACCAATGGCTTCCATGTCATTGGCGATGCCCCCTGGAGTAATTCCTACACTGCGTAGCCCCACCTCATCAGTGGATGACTCTGCGGTTTCACCTTGTTCCTGTAACCACATATCTTGATTTTCAGTCATTTCTTCTTCGGTTAAGCCTAGGTATCGCTTCATTAAAAAGCGTTTACTGAAGTAAGGAACTTGTTCAAGTTGCCCAAATACTCCAATTCTAGCCGCATCAATTTCAACCTGCCTGTGTTGAGCAAAGTTTTGTGGTTCGCAAAGGTTCAGTTCAAACAGTTGTCCATCTATGTTGATACCGCGCCAACGCATGAACATTTTAAATTCTTGATCAAGCGTGTTACAAATCATTTTTTGTAAACGAATACAATACCGATTAAAACGCCATTCTTGGATCAAAGCCGTACCTACCCGACCATCGTTGTAGGTCTGTGTACCATCTTCGGTACCAGTAGGCAAATAACTACTAGGAATACGTAAACCACGGAATAACTTATTTGTAAAAAACCTTAGGTCTGTTATTTCGCCAAGATTTTGACCACCTGCCAGTGTGTCAACACTACTACCTCGACCTTCCGCAGTCTGCGGGAAAAAGTAATCTTCGTTGGTGCTAATAGGATTATAGGTAGCATCCATCATGCTAACACCACCACCAGTCTGTGTCGGAATCCTGCGTTGGTTAATTTCGTTTTTGATCTTTTCAACAAAAGCCATGGCCATATGACTAGGCATATTACCTACATCAATTTTGAATACCCTTCGTTCAGGTGCACGTTGTACACGATAAATGATAATGGCATCTTCTAATAACTCTTTTTGCTTGAATACTTTAAAGATATTTTCTAGCACACTGTTACCAAAGGGCCAAAATATGTCTAAGCCTTCAGTTAAACTTAAATGTACCACATGTTTGGCGTCAATTGCCATTTCATTTTGAGCATGAGTAAATCTGCTTCCGCCACTGAACGGTGCTGCTGGTTGAATGTAGCTGCCTTGCGGTCCACCCACCTGTGGGTGGTTAATGTAAGTATCGCTGGTGCTAACTGCGGTAACTGTTAAATTTTTTAAATTAGGCTGTATTTCTTTAACCACATACTGCTCAGGTTCTTTGCCTTCAGCTTCATTTACTATAATTTTAACTACCTTGCTCATTTCAACCCAAAACAGTTTGAAGTTTTCAGGATCGCGTACAAAGACTTGGTCACCGTACTTTAGGGTATTTCTAACCATTTTAAATATACGGCGATCGAACTCATTTAAAGTTACCCATTGCTGAAGTTGTTCTTTAATGATATTGATTTCGCTGTCTGTGGGTTTAGACTTGTAGTTAACTATAAAAGGTAAACCAGTGGTTTCGTCTGGTTGGCTACAAAATTCTGCTAGAATATCTAGAGCGGCATTAACCTCCGAGTCCATGTCCATTTGCTCATATTGATTATAACGATCAACACGATTTGGGTGGCCAGTATAAACTTCAGGGAGATTACTTTGGTAATTACGATAGGTTGGTTGTCCTATAGACGAATCTGAATTACCATTGCCCATTGGGCTCATAAGAGCTGCATTGGGTGCTTTAAAGTACTTTTTCCAAGACATATTATATTTATAGATTAAGTCGAGTTACTAAGTATTTGCTGTTGAATGGAACGCATTTCATTCAACACAGACAGCATTTCGTATTGCTGTCTCACTGACATTTCTTGTAAACTATTTTGATCCTGCATGGTACGTCTTAAATCAATAACATTAGGATCTTTAGATACTGTTGTAGGCAACGTTAGATCGCCAACAGTTTTTCTCAATTGAGCAGTTATTTCAGCTGCCGCTTTTTCTGAGCCAGCGGTTGCAGAATTAGTGATTTCTTGCATGACTTCGCGAAGATCGCCTAAGAAATTCTGCTGATCAACTGAGGATTTAGCTACTAGCATACCCATTTGCGAAAGTTCTTTGCTGACTGATGCAGTTAACATTCCGTCTGCATTTATAATCTGTGTGGTTCTTGGAACTTCAAGGTCAGCAATTAAATCACTGAGGTTGTTTACAAATCTAGTTAGACTAACAGCGAATTCTTCTAAGGTAGTAGTAAATGTCTGACTATTAACTGAACGCTGCATATCATACATCAATGATGCTAGCGAACCACCTGTGCCCTTAAGTAAGTCCATGAGCATGTTAGTGGGCACAATAGCACCATCTTTTTCAAATACTCTTAATTCTGGACCTTTTTCACCGACTATGTAAGGTGTGTTTCTATTTACTGGACCACCACTGGCACGTTTTTCGGTATCAGCAAAAAACGCATCATAAATTTTTTCGCCTAGATAGTCCCCTAACATATATCCAGCAGCACCGGTAAGTACTGATGCAATACCACCTCCCAATAGTGATCCCGCTGCACCAAGAACTCCACCTACTACTCTTTTAACTCCTGCTTGTGTAATGGCCTGGGCAGGTTTTTGTGCTAGTGCTTTACCCACTGTACTACCAACACCAGCGCCAACTAACCCACCGACACCAGCGCCAACTAACCCACCGGCTGCACCAGCTAGGTCTTTAGCACCAGTTCCGGTAGCAGTTTCTAATACATTACCAACTTGTTTGGTTAATTCCTTTAGACCTTCGACGATGCCTTTATCTCTGAAAGCATCGGCCAGTGCTTTAATACCTTGAGCAATAGTTTCTACATTATCTTTCAGTGCCTTGGCAAAAGTACCCATTAAATTAGTAATTTCAGTTTCTAACACTACTTTTAAATCATTGGCAGATTTCTGAATACTAACAATCGCACCAGTTATTGCATCAGTTTTAAATGCTTCTGCTGCTTTTGGTGCTGTTTCTTTGGCTGCTTTAATGCTTTCGGGCGTTAAATTTTGTAGATCCTTCATTAGTTCTAGATATGCTTTGGCTATAGCTCCAGCTGGACCGTCTCCTCTTACTACACCAGCAGTGGCTAAATCTGTTTGGCGTTGAATATCAGCAAAGATTGCATCTCTATTTTGAGCAATCATGTCTAGTACTTGTTGTAAATTGAGCGTGCCAGATTTAGCTCCTTCGGCTATGTTTCTGGCTAGTTTGGCCAACTCTGGGGTTTCACCGGCCATGAACGCTAATTCTTTGGTGTAGATTGTGCCAGTGTTAGCTATTTCAATGGCCATTTTTCTAACAGACTCGGGCAAAATATCCATGGCGTTTTTAACATTTAAACGTTGTGACTCAGACAACTTGTTCATAGTCTGTTGAAAACGCAGATTATCCATATCACGGCGAGCCTGTTCCATTTTCTTTTTAGCGTCTTCACCGGTAATTGCACTAATTATTCTAAGATTCTCTGCATATTTTCTAGTTTCTATAGCTACTTCTTGGTCAGTAGCTCTTAATGGACCAGCTAGACCAGCCATGCCGCGCATGGTCTCAGCAACCAAAGACCCTTGTTCTTCGATGCTGTACCCTAAACTTAATAGTTCATTACGCAGAGTTTCGCCGCCGATTCGCAATGCATTAGCAATGCGTTTGGTTCCTTCGGTAACACCCAGACCGGCTTTGGCTATTGCTTCAGAATTCTGACTAACCACTCGAGACAACGTTTCTAAAGTAAGTCCCGCAGAGTGCGCTGTGTTACGCATTTCTGTCATGCCGCCGGCAAAAACTGCACCAGCACGATTCATGGTAGCATAGGCATTGATAGTTTTTTCTATTTCTTGAACCAGTATCTCAATACCAGCTACCAGCGTAGTACCAATAACACTGGCTGCTAGACCTATACTTTGTCCTAGCGCCTGTGCAATTACACCAACACCTTTACCTAAATACTTAGGAAATAGATTTCCAATAGCTGTTCCAGCCGCACCAAACGCTGATCCAAGAGCTGTTACAGAAGTCTTAAGCGAGTTAATTATACCACTGAAAACATTTCCGAAAATTGCAGCACTGCCACCCCCAGACTGTAGCGACCTTACCAAGTTATTGGCAACTGCACCCATCTCTTGAGCAAAGGTAGCGCCGGTTTTTACTACCGAAGCTGTAAAGTTTAGGGTGCTATCTATTATGCCCTGTGTTCTGGCCTTGGCTGCTAGGCTGTCACGTTGTGATTGCAGTTGTTCTTTTTTCTTGGCATCTGTGACTTTCTTTATTTGTTCATCTAATTTTTCTAGTTCTTTTTTATGATTATCGATCGCTATATTGCCATTCTTCAATAATTGCTCAAATTTACTAGCCATAGAGCTACCATCTTTGAGCACGTCACGAAATTTTTTTAATTCTTGGACAGTACTACGTAATTGATTACGTTGTGATGTTATGTCATCCCGGCGTTTTCTGTCTTCGTCTTGCTGACGTCTTTGTGCTTCCCTAGTGGTGTCAGCACGATTTAAGCCTTCCATTATGGCTTCTGTCAGCCGGGTATAATCAAAATCTGCCATTTTTTAGTGGTAAATACCTATATATCTTTTATTTATAGGATTTCAATCAATGGAAAATCAACGAGCTAATCCACTGAGCAAGTATTTTCGACAACCTGCGCTGTATCTTAAACTGCCCAGCAACGGTCGTTGGTGGAACAGCATGGACATAGACATTCCGGATAATAGAGAACTACCCATTTATCCTATGAGTGCCAGGGATGAGATAATTTTGAAAACACCTGATGCGTTATTAAATGGCCAAGGTATGGTGGATGTCATACAAAGCTGCGTTCCTAATATTAAAAACGCTTGGGGTACACCCAGCGTTGATTTAGACGCACTGCTGATTTCCATGCGTATTGCCAGTTACGGAAGTAACATGGATTTTGAGTCTAATTGCACACACTGTAAACACAAAAACTTACACGGTGTAGATCTTACACAACCATTGTCACAAATACGCTGCCCTAATTTTGATCGCCATATTGAATATCGTGAACTTAAGATTAAATTAAAACCACAATCTTACAAGCAGGTTAATCAAGGCAGCATGATTAACTTCGAAGAGCAAAAAATCATGACAGCTCTAAGCAATGAAAGCATGGATGAGCTAGAAAAAAGTAAGTTACTAACCGCTAGTGTGCAAAGACTTATCGACCTAGGAATTGATAGCTGTGTAAACAGCACAGAATACATAAAAATAGACGAAACTGTGGTCAGTGACAGGCAGCACATAGCTGATTTCTATAAAAATTCAGAAACCGAAGTAGTACGTTTACTACAAAAGCAGATACAATCACTCAACGAAGAAGGTAAGATACGACCATTTCAGTTAAAATGCGAAAGTTGTGAGCAGGACTACCAAGCAGAACTTACATTTGACTACTCAAGTTTTTTCGCGCAAGGCTTTTAACTTATACAACTGACGCAGAAATCCTGGCTTATTTAACTGGCTTGGATAACGAGATAAAAGCCTTTAAAGAAGAACTGCTGCGTATGTGTTGGTTTATGCGTGGTGGCATTACATACGGGGAACTTCTAGATTTAGGTGCCACAGAAAGAGAAGTAATAGCCAACATCATCAAAAGCAATTTAGAAATTACCAAAGAATCCAAAGTTGCATTCTTCTAAGATTTGCTCTGCAAATCTATTTCTTTCGCTTGCGCTCAGAAATCTTTTTTTTACTTTTAAAAGAAGGCATTCATCCAGATAATTCAGTCATAATTTGCCCAATCAGGGCAAATTATGACGACGCCTTCATCCGAGTGCATCAGTCACTGATCTAGTAGAGTTGTTTTGCAACAGGAGGCGGTTGACCTGTACCCCCCATACTCTAGCTTTTGCATGTCAACGGAACCCGCATCGCACTAATCAGCAGCACGAATTGAGCCTACGGTTGTATCTTTTTCACAGAGCCGTAACCATTTGAGACCTAAAGTTAGTTTCTTACCTCGCAATGCCCAAGATCTGACGGTAAATGAATACAGCCTCAATGGGAGTCGA